TTAAGTCGGTAAGAGCAAATGATCACAAAATTTATTTGAGTAGAAGTGAAGACAGTAAGAAAAATCCATTATCGCCAAGTCAAAAACTAGCGTATATGAAAAAGATGTTTCCTTCTCACGCAAGAAATATAGAGATTAATAAAACTAATATGATATTAGATATAGCTACTACTTTACATAATAAAGGTTATACAGAGGTGTTTATGGTAGTAGGCAGTGACAGAGTAAGTGAATTTACAACCATATTAAACAAATACAACGATGTAAAATCAAGACATGGTTACTATAACTTTGACAACATCAATGTATTATCAGCAGGTGAAAGAGATCCAGACGCAGAGGGAGCTTCAGGTATGAGTGCAAGTAAAATGAGAGCTGCAGCTGCCAAAGACGATATAGGTTCTTTTAAGAAAGGTTTACCTAGTGGTGTAAACGCTGCTGATCTAATGAAAGATGTTAGAAAAGGTATGAGATTAGAAAATTTAGTTGATCAACCATCTACAAAAATGTTAACTATGGAACAATTTGATCAACAACAAATAAGAGACTTATATTTGAGAGATATGATATTTAATATCGGAGAAAAGGTAGACTATACCAAACAAGATATAAAAGGAACAGTTAAAAGAAAAGGTACAAACTATATTGTACTAGAAGATAACAATAATAATTTACATAAAGCCTGGATATGGGATTGTATACCAATCGCCAGTGATAAAGAGGTTGCAGTTAGAGAACATAATTTAAATGTAGACTATGGCTTTAAGGCTGTATCTGAAAAGAAATATAATAAGATATTTGCCGACTTAAAGAAAGAAATTACGATGAAATTAGAGAAAGAAGCACATGAAATAGGCGCCGATTATGCCAATCATACTAAAGAAGTAACACCTGGTGAGGTTCCAGAAGCTAAACCAGTTGACGCAAAAAAGAGAGGGTGGCCTACACAAGGTTACAAAGAGATTAAGACAGAGGAAATATCTGAAAAAGATGTAAATAATTGGGCAAGTGAAGCAGATACAATAGATAAATATAAACAAAGATTTAAGGAGGAGTGGAAAATCAAGTTAGATGAGGCTGTGGCCAAAATGATCAGAGACTTGTAATACACCGTACTATGACTAAATACAGAAAAACAATGGCAGAAGCCTGGAACGAGGCAAATTTAATAGAGAGTGGTCTAATGGGAACTATGACCGATACTCAATTAGCAAACATCAAAAAAGTGTGGGCTAAAAAGACTATGAGAGACGTAACACCAGGCATAAAAAGTATGCTTGATAAAATGGATATGCCAACTAAAGTTGCTGTAAAACATGCTGGTATTAATATTCTTTCTAAAATAGTATTAAAAGATGAAGTAGATATGTCAGTTGATGTTTCAGAAACATACACTGTAGTTATCACTAAAAAAGATGGTTCAAAAATGGAACTAGGCAAGTATAATACTCCTGCTGAGGCACAAAAATATGTTGACATGTATGGTAAAGGTGCTAAGATTAAAAAAGAAGAACTTCAAGGTCAAAAAGAAAAGAATAAAGACGAACTAGAAGAAGGCAAAATGTCAGACATTGACGCCATGCAAAAAGATGGTGCCTCTGCTAAAGACATTGCTAAAGCATTAAAGATTTCAGTAGCAACAGTTAAAGATATACTAGGCGAAGACGAACAACAAAACAAAGAAGATTTAGAAGAGTCTTTTAGTCCTGCTATGTTACAAAAATTAAAAACAGAATTTGGTCCTTTAAAAGGCAAAACTATTACAGCTGCTAGAGCAAAACAGTTGATGAATATTTTAGACAAATTAAAAGATAAAGATTTAGAAACTTTAAAAGGTGCAGGTATACCTTTTGTTTCTGGTGGTGCAATGTCTAAACTGTCAGTAAGAAAAATGAAATTCAAAGTAACTACAATTACTCCTTTCGGAGAAGAAACAATTGAAGAATCTTATACAGTAAAATATGTAGACCCTTTAAATAAAAAGAACTTACGTATGAAACATGCTAATGAAAAAGACGCTCAAGATATGATGGATAGATTAAAAAAAGCTGGCGTTAAAGATATTAAAGTCGTAAAAGAAGAAGACGCTTACGATAAAGATGATGAGAAACCAAAAAAACCTAAACCTAAAAAAGAAGATTTAGACGAGGATTCATTTGAAGAAGCATGTTGGGTAGGTTTTAAACAAGTAGGTATGAAAGATAAAGGTGGTAAACAAGTACCTAATTGTGTACCTGAAGAAAACGATTTAGACGAAGAAGTATTAGATGAAATGGCTGCTTTAAGAAAAAAAGCAGATAAGTCTGGTATATCGTATAGTATTCTAAAGAAAGTATTTGATAGAGGTATGGCTGCTTGGAAAGGTGGTCACAGACCAGGTGCAAGTCAGCACCAATGGGCTTACGCTAGAGTAAATTCATTTATCACAAAAGGTAGTGGTACATGGGGTGGCGCAGATAAAGATTTAGCTAAACAAGCAAGAGGTCAAAAAGAAGACCTTGACGCAGTGCCACAAGATAGAGACGTTAAGAAAAAAGATGGTACTCAACCTAAAAAATACTATAAAGGTTTAAGTAAAGATGTTAAAGACGCAAGAGCTTCACACTTTAAGAACAATGATTCTAACAAAGAGGCACCAGGAGATAAAGAAGCAAAAACTAAACCATCTATTCACACACAAAAATATAAAAAGATGTATGGTGAGGGTGCAAGAGAATTAGTATTAAAATTTTTAAAACAAAAAATGCAAACTTCCAAGGAGGAAAAATAATGAGTTATTTAAAAAATAAGCCAAACTCTTTAGAAGATATGGCAAAACAAATGCAGATACACACTAATGAATCTGATTACAAAGATAAGTTTAAAAAAGAATTAGACAAAGCCGGCAAAGGTATAGGTTCTATGACGCCAAAAGAAAAAAAAGATTTTTTTAATAAGATAGACAAAATGCATACGGCAAAAACAGAAAACGTTAAAGAAGAAGTTAATTGGACAGAAGCTGCTGAAGAACAAGAGAAAAGATCAGACGAAGCTAAGTATTATAAACCTGAAGAAGTTGAAGAAGCAACATATGGTTGGACTTTAGTTTCAAAAGCAAAAGATATTGCTAAAAAATTCAAAGATAATATATCAAAAGCTGTGGCAGAAATAGAAAAAATAGAAAAAGGTTTATCTAAAAATCCTACAGTTGACGCAGAGTTAAGAAAGTACAATGAAAATTTAGAAGAAAAATACGAAGAAAAAGAAAAAAAAGATGATAGCTCAAAGGAAAAAGAACTAAAGATCAAACTAGATAAAGAAAAAGATACAGACGCTTTAGAAAAACAGAATATAACTTTACAAGGTCAAGTCAATATTCTGAAACAAAAATTAGAAAACGAAAAGAATAAAGCTCTTAAGCCAGCACCTAATAAAGATACAGGCGAAGTACCTTTATCTGTTGGTATTGCTTACAAACATCTAAAAGATAAGATGAAAACTGAAGCTGCTAAGTATAAAAAAGAACAAAAAAAAGACGAAACTCAAACTAGAGATCAAGAAATGGCAGACCCTAAAGGTAAAACTGATACAGGCCAGCCTAAAACTCCAGTTGAAATGAATCCAAAAATTAACCACTCGTTTTAAGGAGAATATAGATGGCGTGGGTAGATATCGCAGGATTAAAAAATACATTTGAACATTCAGAGGAGTTTAACGACTCTTATTGGACAAAAAACGAATGTACTATTACTGCTAATGCTACAACAGCACCAGACGGTACTCTAACAGCTGATAAACTAACAGAAAGTGCAACTGCTAATAAGGGACATAGTGTTAGTAGATATGTCGGTGGTAGTGGTACTACAAACGGTTGCTCTTATAGTGTATATGTGAAACCAGATACACGAACTAAATTCGCTATAGGTTTAGCTTTTAGTCCAGATAGTCTAACAGTTAATGCAAAATTTGATTTAACAGCAGGTACAGTTATTAGCAAAGGTAATCCTTATGGTCATGCTGTAACAGAGGCCTCTATACAAAAAATTGGTGATGATGGTTGGTTTAGATGTATTATACAAAATGGAACAAGTGGAGGAGCTTTTAATCCTAGTTGTTATCTAACAACAATGGACGACAGTAATGACACCACGCCAGCTTCAGGTTCAGGAAGTATTTTTATCTGGGGTGCAATGTGGCAATTAGAACATGAAACTGTTGTTAATGGTACTAACGCTGGTAGATATGTTTATAGTGGTGGTTCTTCAGGTGTTGAAGGAAGTTTATGGCAATATGAAAATGCTGCTACAGCAGCTAATACATATCCTGATTCCGCTGACGGTGCAAACTCAACTGTGTCTGGTGGAATAAGAACACACACAAGACCAGGAACTAGTGCTGTTACAAAAACATATTTAAGAACTAGAAAAAAAGGAACTACAGTTGAGAGAGGTGAGTTGTCACATACTTACTATCATGGACAATAAAAAAACAAGAATATATTGTGACATGGATGGTGTCCTTTGCGACTTTGTAAAGGGTGTTGAGAAACTACATGGTATAACTATTAATAACTGGTCATACGGAAGTAAAACTGAAAAGTGGGCTAAAGTAAAAGCAACACCTAAATTTTGGCATACGTTACCATGGCATACTGGTGGTAGACAACTCTGGTCTTTCATATCAAAGTATAAGGCACATATACTATCAGCATACGTAGAGGAAAGTTTTGATCCTAATTGTATACCAGGCAAGACACATTGGGCAAGAACAAATTTAGGTATATCAGGTAATAGAATTAATCTAGTTAAACGAGTGCAAAAACAAAATTACGCAAGGGTCATGGGCAGTCCTGCCATTCTAATAGATGACTATAAGAAGAATACAGATCAATTTAAAGCAAAGGGTGGTATAGGCATACACCATACAACAGTAGGTAACACTTTAAGAGAGTTAAGATCACTAGGTTTCTAACTTATTTCCGTTATAAATAGTGTTAGTTATAACAACAAAGTTAATTAATTAATTAAGGAGAAAAACAATGGCTTTATGGGGAAACGATATTAAACCCAAAAACTTAACCGAAGCTGAGAAGAAGGAAGTATACGCTACTGCTTCAGGCTGGGTTAGAGAAGCGGGTTCAATTCTTTCAGGTAATGATAACACAGCTGCTACACCAGAAGTTTTGGTTGCAGTTGGTCAACTTGCTACTAATATGGGTGCAGGTGACATTACTGAAATAGAATTTATTACGACAGCATTTGATAAATCTGCTGGCGGAACACTACAAGTAAGAGTAAGATTTAATGAAGACGTAACTGTAACAGGTACACCACAATTATCAGTAACAAATGGTAACGAAGGTACTGGTACAGGTAGAGGTCCTCATGTATTATCTTATACTTCAGGATCAAATACTAACGAATTGGTATTCGGCTTGACTATAGGTGCTGCTGACGCTGCTACCGAGGCTGACGATGTACTAACAATTGGTGCTAACGCAATGTCACTTAACGGTGGTACAGTAAAAGATAGAGGTACGGCAACGAACTCTACTATTACTAACGCTTCATCAATAGGTACAGCTGCTGGTTCAATTACAGTTGTAGCATAATAATAATAAATTTATAGGGGTCCTAAAAAGCCCCTATATAATAATAACAATTGATGTAGTCAAATGGCTACAGTAGCATTCCCGAAAGGGTTTAAAAAGGAGAAAAAATGGCAGACAAAAAAGTAACACAATTAACTGATCTAGGCGACGCTCTAGATACAGCAGATTTATTTCACGTAATAGATGACCCGAGTGGCACACCTATTAACAAAAAAATTTCAGCTGAAAATGTATTCAACAATATTCCAAGTTGGATTGCATTAAAACAAACAGCACAAACAATTACAGCAAGTGGTTCAACTCAAGCAGCTGATCTAACTTCAGCAGTGACTTTGATTGACGCTACTTCAAACACAGCACCAACAACACTAGCAGCTGCTTCAACAGATGGACAAATTAAAACAATTTTAAATTCATCTACAAGTGGTACAAATGCAGTGACAATTACACCATCAAACTTTAAACAAGGTACAACAGTTACGTTAAACGCTCCAGGTGAGTCAGTAACTATGATTTACAAGTCAAGTTTTTGGTATATAATCGGTGGTGAGGGTTACGTAGTAGCTTAATATATAATATAATATAATAGGAGTATATAATGATAATTGATGAGAAATTATTACTAGAGGAAAAAGAGAAGTTAACAAAAGAGTTTAATGATCTTGCCTCTAAAATTAAGAGTGTTGAGTTAAATGTAGGTACTATGAAAGCAAATTTAAATGCAATTAATGGTGCTATACAACAAACAGACAATCTTTTAAATAAGGTAAAAGAACAAAAAAATGAAAAAATTTAAATCATTCATAAAAGAAGAAGATTTAAAAGACTTTGAGGAAGATTGTTTAGCAGGCAAAAAACCTGTTAAACAACCGACCGAAGAAACAGAAAAAAAGGAAACTAAAGAAGATGAAAACATTTAAGAAGTACTTAAACGAACAACATGGAATAGGCGTTGGTACACCGGAAGTTAACTCTGTAGAAGATGGTAGCATTGGTGTTCACAATATACATGATCCTGAAGTTTTAAAAAGAGTAAATGCTTTTGTGGGATCAATAGGCGAAAGAGAATACATTAAACCAGGTTTTGCAATTGACGAGCTGAGAACAAAATTATCTAAAATAGGATTAGAAGTTAGTCCTTGTGCTATGGATGGTGACAGCGGAACAGTTAATTGTGAAGTTACTGCTTACGGCGGAAGATTTGGTAAAGATATAGATGGTTCTGATATTAATGATGATGGTATATCACACAAAAAAGAGGGTGGCCTTAAACTAGAGGTTAAGTACGAAACATTAAAAACAGGAACATCAAAAGTCTACGCTAAATTAGTATAGGTTATAATGTTCAAAGAAATAACCAAAGAAAACTGGTTGCTTTTTGCACAGCATAATTATGATAATCCTACTCTAGAAGATGAGAAGGAATTCTATGAAGATATTAAAAGAATAAGATATCTAAAAAGGTTATTTCGTAAGTATAGTGTAACAGGTAAACTAAAAGTTAGATTAGTAGTTAATCACTTGATAGTATTACAAAACGTATTCGGAGTTGAATGTGCCGTTTCACTATTACTGTTTAAAATAGATAGTAAATATTGGGGAATATTAAAATCTTTTTTAGAGTACCTTGAATACTTATATCCACACGAGTTAAAAAGTATTGAAAGAGATTCTGAAATACAAAGATTATTAGAGGAACTATAATGAATAGAGGTGTAGATTTATTAATAACATATAGAATTATCAAGATGTTATCAACACCATTTAATAAGCAAGACGCTTTTAAATATGGTATCATTGACGACAAAGGTACTGTATTAAGAAAGTTTAGAACTATCACAAGTCCAAAAGAAAAGAGAGCATATACTTTACTTCATAGATTTGTATTCAATCTAAAAAGACTACTAGCCAAAGCAGGAGTTAGAGGTGCTTTAGGTTCTTTTGCAGTTGCAGCCGCTCTTTTATTTAAAGAAAATAAAGAGGCTAAAAAACATCAATTAATAATAGAATCCGCTGTGATCACATACTTAAAACAAACAGATCAGTATGACTCTATGTTATCAGAAAACATAAATATACCAGACATACAGGAGACGCCAATTATGAATTGTTTTGGTGTTGACGTGTTTGAACAAAACGGAGAATTAATAAGCGAGTACGATTATGACAAAACATTATAAAGCAATGATGGATGAACTCATCAATAAGATGGACGAAGACGCTCCAACTAACGCCACAGGTACAGCCGTTGCAGGTACAGGTGATGACAATACGGTACATGCTTTAACAAAATCACATAACAAATATAAAAGGGATAACTTATCTACAGCAAAAGGATATGTTGGTTCTGTTGTACCTTTATCAACAAAAATTAAAGAAAGTGATGACAATAATAATGTAGTATTAAAAGGTGTACTAGATAAAATTGATAGTCTAGAAA